AAACCAGCTCCAGCGCCACGCACACCGCCACCGGCGCCGACGCCACGGCCACAGATGACGCCGCCGACACCGAGGGCTCGCCCGAAGCCTGAAGTGCCAACACCAAAGCCACGGCCAGAGGATGAGAAGAAACCAGAAGAGGTCGTGCCGACGCCGAGGCCTAGACCAGAGGACGAGAAGCCGAAACCTGATGAGCCGGTGCCGACACCAAAGCCACGACCGGAGGATGAAAAGAAGACTCCTGAGGATGAGAAGAAGACACCTGAAGCGCCAGAGCCGGTGCCGCTGCCAAAGTCAAAGCCGGAGGAAGAGAAGAAGCGGCCGGACGACGAGAGGTCAAATACCACCGACGCGCTGGAACACATCAGTCTCGGCGACGTCAAGGAACTCGTCGAGGGCGGTGGTCGAGCGCGCTTCCGCTCAGAGATGAACAGAAAGTTCTGGCTGCGCGAGAAGGTTTTGGCGCTGGGAGCCAACGAGCAGGGCGTGCACCCCGAAGGCACGCAGGCCGTCTTCGAATCGATGATGAACCGCGCCCAAACACGCGACACCTCTCTGGAGCAAGCAGCGAAGTGGTTGTCAGAGGGCAAAAAGAACGGCGGCTACTACGACGATCGCAAGGGTCAGAGGCGGGCATGGGCAACCGTGCGCGACCCGGGGAGCCGGGCGATCCTTGAAAAGTCATTGGAGAAGGCACTCGGCGGCAGCAACATCGCGCGTAACGCCGTCGACAACGCCTCGGGAAAATATGCTCGCGACGAGATACACGAAGGGCGATTCGAGCAGCGCGCTTACTTCGGCGGCGAGTACTTCGTCGTGCCGTCGATCCGCGAACAACCGGTTAACCGTCGCAAATGGGACGAGTGGATGGCGTCCGGTGGCAACATCGGCGGCACGGAGACGCCACACGTTTCTCGCATCTACCGACAACCTCGCGCCGAGCCGACGTTCGCCGACGCTCGCAAGGGTCAGGCAGTTCCTGGCGAGCCGACGTTCGCCAACGTGCCGTTAAAGACATCCATCGAGCGCAGTCGCACCGGCGACACCTTCGCCGATATTCCGGTGCAACGCCATGCTGCTGGTACCGCCGCGCATCGCTTGTCCCCAAGCGGCAACGAACCGGTAGCCTTCATCGTTCACCACACCAGCGGTCGCGGTACGCCCGAGTCCGTTGTCTCTGGCTGGCGCGCCGCTAAGAAAGGCATCGGCACGCAATTCATTATGGACCGCGATGCCGTGGTCCATGACGTGGCTGCCGAGTATGGCTACCACGGCACCGGCCATATCCATCCCAATTATCTTCCGGCGTGGGCGCGGCAGGCTGGCATCCGCAATCAAACCGTTGTCGGCATGGAGATCATCGCCCGCAACGACCGTGACGTGACCCCGCAACAGGCGGCGGAGGCGCAGCGATGGATCAATGAGAATTACCCAACGACAACGCCTTACGGGCACGGCGAAGTGAATCCGGGTCATCGTGAAGCCACCGAGGGCATGACGGTGGTCAGTGCATTGCGTAGAGATCGCGGTACCGGTCCGGCCGCGCGACAAGCGCCGACGCCGCCGGCTCGACCGCCCGCGACTTTGCCAGCACCGACCACGAGCGCCGGCGGCGGCACCTTGTTGTTCTTGCACGGCATGCAGTCACGCTACAATCAAGGCGGCGTGTCGCGGACCCCGGCGCAAGTCGAGGCCTCGATGGCGCAGTATGCCGCCGCGCGCAACATGCGCTTTGAGGCCATCCATACGTCAGGTGACACGATCACCCGGCTGCAGCAGATTGCCGAGGCGCAAGAGCGCATCAACCGCGGCGGCATCTCTACCGTCGTCGGCTTCTCGTCCGGCGGCTACTCGTTGCGCAACCTGCGGGGCTCGTTTGAGCGGATCGCCATCGGCTCCCCCGGCGTTCCCTATAACGTCGTGCTGCCAGGAGGTCACATGCAGCAACCGGAAGCGCTGGCGCAAGCCGCGGTGCGCACCGCTCCACGTGAGTCGACGTTTGCTACCACGACGCCTGGTCAAACGGCAGCGAGGCACGATTGAGCAGCATCACTCCAAAGAACCACTCGTTGACTGATGCCAAGAACATCTTCCTGCGGATCGCCGAGAAGATGGATGAGCATTATCGCGAGGCGCTTGAGGAGGCAGCCAAGATCATCGAGACCGAGGCCAAGCGCGTCATCGGCACTTACGATTATGGCTGGCCACGTTTGCAACCAGCGACGGTGGCGCGCAAGGCTGCCGATACGCCGCTTTTGGAGACCGGCGAGCTTCGTGATTCCATCGAGCACTATGTTCGCCCGACCGGGCCGTTGGAAGCCTACGTCGGATCAAACAATCCAAAAGCCATGTGGCATGAACTTGGTACCGTGCACATCCCGGCGCGGTCATTCTTGATGGGCGCGGCGATGCACAAGGAAAAAGAGATTCACGAGAAGCTCGGCGTCAAGATCCACGCCAAGATCGTCGAGCAACTGAACAACCAAATCAAAGGCGAGAGTGATCGCTGATGGCCTCGATTAAAGATTCAACAAACGAGTAAAGCGACCCGATGCATCGTGATGCGGATTGCGTTTTGTTTGCTCCTTGGCGTTTCGTTTGTGTTTGATGATCCTTACGTTGCCGACAGCGTAAGGCCCTTTGTCGCCGAAACGCGCCATGCAGTATTCGTCTAAGTGTCGACCACGCTTGTGTGCGCGACGCGACCGCTTCCAGATTGACTGCCACTCTTCGAAGCTTAAAAGAAAGTCGATGCCGCGCCGACGCGCGCTGTTTCTTATTGCGCGGAAGACTACAAGATCATGATTGCGCTCGGCATAGGCGCGTTTGATTTCAACGACTCGCTGCTTGTTCTTCTTGGCCCATCTTTTGTTTTGTCTATCTAGGCGTTTTTTGTAGCGCCGGTAATAGGCAGCCTGCATGAACTTTACTCGCTCGGTGCGTTCTTTCTTTGGCATGGTGTCTGCTCCTTTTTGTGACGTTGGATTATAGCACATATGGCCGGAAGTATATATGACATCATGGTGGAATTGAACCTCGATGACAAAGTCACCGAGGGTTTGAAGGGCATCGGCGAGAGCTTCGACAAGCTTCTCGAACAACTGGAGAAGCTTCACGAGGGACTCAGCGGAGCGGCTCTGCTCGGGGCCGCCACAGGCTTCGCGCTCGGCCTCAACAAGATCGCGTCTGCCGCCGATGAACTGACCGACAGCCTGTCGAAGCTTCGCGTCATGGGGGAGGACGTCGAAGAAGCCATGATGGCGGCGGAGCGTGCCACCGCCCACGTTCCTGGCACCACCGCTGGCACCAACATCGAGTTGCTCCGCAGGCTATCGCCGCTGATGGGCGGCGCGGAGAAGGCCGGGGCGATGCTCCCGGAGCTGTCGATGGCCGACTACTGGATGCGCCAGTATGGCCACCCGGAAGCCATCGAACAAATCGTCCGCATGGGTCGCCAGCGCGGTCTTGAGGGCGACGCGCTGCGCAACTTCGTCGAGCATGCCACCAAACTGGAGCAGGCCACAGGCGGTCAATATAACTTCGCGCAGATGGCGCAGGCCATGCGCCGCGGCGGGCTCTCCACCGCGGGCATGAGCGAAGACTTCTTGATGAACGTGATGCCGTACTTGTCCATGACCTCGGGCGCGGGGCGTGACGTGGTCGGCGGCCAATTAGGAAAATTGCACGAGTCGCTACTCAAGTCTGGCAGGCTCGGCGGCGCGATCAATCAAAAGGGCTGGCACGACTATGTCCAGAGCGCCGCCACTGGCGTCGGCTTCGGCACCTCGCGTGGCGCAAAGTTGTTCGCCGAGAACCCGGAGCAATGGGTGACCGTTCTCGGCGACGCGCTCAAGCGCAAGTTCGGTGATGACCCGGCGGTGTTGAAAGACATCGTGATGAAGCTCTTCACCAATCCGCAGCTGGCGATGCTGGTTTGGCAGATGATGACCCAGACCGCGGCGATCGGACAATTCCGCCAGCGTGTCGAGGGTCGCCCCGGGCTCGATGCCGCGGAGCAAGAGCGCTACATCCGCGGCTCGCCGAAGGCGCTGAAGGAAGCCATCGCCGCGCAGGTCAATCAAATCATCGAGCAGCTCGCGGTCGACATCCAACCAATCTATCTCGATCAATTGAATTGGCTGCGCGACAACATCAAGCTGGTGTCAAAAGAACTCAGCCACACCGACTCGGGTGTTATTCGCGATGCCTTCAAGACTGCGGAAGAGGTCATCGGCATCATCGGCGGCGCCGGGCTGGCGCGCTTGGCGATCATGATCGGCGGTCCTGAGACCGCGCCGGTATTGCTCGCGGCCTACGCGCTGGCCGAGACCTACGGGATCATCGCCGACCTCAAGGCCGGCGATACCCACAAGGCCTTGGAAGACACCAAGAAGATGTTTCAGGACATCGAGGAGTGGGCAAAGTGGCTTGAGGACTGGCTCAACTGGTTCAATGGTCTTGGTGCAAGGCTTCATGAACTTCTTAAGGAGAAACTTGGATGGGCACCGGCCACTGGCGACGAGCCGAGTCTGACACGTCCAACCGTGGTGTCCCCCGCCGACAAGCCAGCACCCACCGTCCTTCCCGGACCAGATAATTTGGTGATGCCGTGGCCCGGCGCGTTGCCGACGATGAAGCCGTGGGAAACACAGGACGCGCCGATCATCGTCCCGAATTGGTATCAGGGAACGAAGGAAGGTCTGGGTGTCGGCACCTACGGCGGCGACACGACGGCGCTGCCGTTCGGCGGCGGCTTCTGGGGTGGACCGGCGCCGCAGCCGGCACCGGCAATCCAATATCATCCGGCACCGACGATCTTAAGGCCGAACATCAACACAAACAGTTGGCCACCACCGGCAGCACCGATTAGCTATCCCGGCTCGTTCCCGCCGCCGGCGGCACCGGCATCGGCGCCGTCGATACCGAGCTTCTCGCCGTCAATTCCGCGCAGCGAAGCCAACGCCTCGGTCAACGTCCAACTCAACATCGACGGCCGTGCGCTTGGTCAGGTCGTGCTTGATCGCGTCTTGGCAATGGCGGAGTTCTCCGACACCGGGACGAGCTCGAGCGCCATGGCTGGCTACCCAGTCTCTGATGGGAATTACCGGGGATGATCCAAGACATCTTGTCGGTCGGCGGCGTGGTGTTTGATTCCTACTCGACGCCCGACATCTTCTCGGACGGCGGCAAGCAAGTCTTGATCGTCCACAAGCTTCCCGGTGGCAGCCGCGTCATCGATGAGCTCGGCCCCGACCCGATGGAGATTGTCTGGCGCGGGCAATTCTTCGGCGACAATGCCTACGCGACCGCGTTGATTCTCGACGGTATGCGAAAGCTTGGTGCTGTGGTGCCCTTGATCTTCGCAGGGCAGACCCGGATGGTGATCATCTCCAACTTCATCTACTCGTTGAGGCGGCTTCCTGTATGGGTCGAGTACGTCATCACCTGCACAGTGTGGACCGGTAACTTGACTACGACGTCCGGTGCTGAGAGCAGCATCGACACGCAAGTTTCCGCCGATGTGGCGGCGGCTCAGGCGACGCCGGTTGCCGCCTCTGTGCCAAGCTCGGGAACGCCGCTGTGATCCCCCAAACTATTACCGATGAGCTGACCAGCTTGCAGGCCCAAGTTGCCGCGGCTTCGCCGCTGAGCACGGCAAACCGAGCCACCGTCACTGCGCTGCAGCTCAACGCCGGTAGTTTGGTCACCGACGTCGAGGCCGCGCAGCATTCTCTCGCTGGCGCGCTGGACACTTACACCGCCGAGGTCGACCCGGTGGACATCATCCAGGGCGTGCTCGGCGTTTACCAAAACGCCCTCGACGAGGCCAACATCACCTACATGCGTGGGCTAACTGGCCGCGTCGCCTCGAACCTTGATCAACTTGGGCCGATACCGCGGCCGCTGCCGCCGTGGCAACAGCCGGTCGGATTCACGCTGCCGCCTTTCCCGAAGCTGATGCAGCCGCAAGGCAATATCGTCACCACTAGCGCGCCGCCGCAAGTCATCGTCGCCACCATTTTCCGCGCGCCGCCGAGCATTAACGCGACCATCGCTCGCAACGCGCCAGTGAGAACGCCATGACCGTAGGCTACATCGCCGCGACGATCCCTGCGAAGATCGTGCGCGTTTCCGGCACGACGCTGTTCCATGTCGCCGCGGCCCAGACCGGCGATGCCCTGCAATGGGTGAGAATCGCGCTGTTCAACAACATGCTCGATCCGTGGACCGACGGCCAACAAGATTTGTATATCCCGCCGACGTGGCCGTCGGGCCAACAAACTGGGATTTTGGGGGAATGATTTGTGGCGATCACTTCCCGCGTCGGTCCGCACGATTCCTGGCTACAGATCGCCGGGCAATCCTACCAGTGCATCGAAGGCGAGGTGGTGCTCGACGGCGTCGGCGGCGTCGGCACCATCAACGGCCGCTTGCCGCTCAATGCTCCGGGCTACATGGAAAGCTTGGCTGGCATAAGCGAGCTTCAAGACGAGTGCATCGCCGTCGTCAAGACAGCAGATGGCACGGCGACTTTGGCCAAAGGAACGGTGTGGAAGATCGAGTTCGATCTGACCGGCGGCATCATCCACGTCCAAGCTCGCCAGGCGATGGCATTTTTGCATCTCTACAAAGATTTCGGCAGCTACAAGAATCAAACCCTCGGGCAAGTCTTTCAACAGGCCGCGCAAAAAGCGGGCATCCAGGTCGCCATCGAAGGCTCGGCGGTCATGGCTGGCGTCAAGGTCAAGGACGATTACGTCCGCATGCATGACGGTCAATCAGCCGCCGCTGTCGGTCATCAGATGGCCAAGGCGGAGGGCGCGAAAATCTGGACCGACAAGGATAACGTCGTCCACTACAAGGCAGGTTTCGGCGACGGTGAGATGGACGGCGGCGGTGGCTCCTACACGTTGTTCTGGAAGAAGCCTGCTCCAGGCTCACCGATGGTGTCGGATTGTCTGTCGCTGATCGTGATCCACAATCTCGAGGCTGATTCTGCTGACAGCGGATCGGCCAAGGGCTGGGGCCCATACGAGAAGAAAAACGCGACCAGCGGTGACACGAGTACCAGCAGCGGCAGCGGCAAGGCAGAGCCGAAGCTCGACGTGCCGAGCAAAGATCAACAGCAGGCCAAGGCCCACGCCGACGCGGCCTATGCCCACATATCCTCGCATGCGTGGGAGGTACGCGCGACTTTCGTCGGTGATCCTTCAGTCGAGCCAAACGGCAATCTGGTACTGACCGGCACCGGCGTGTTCGACATGACCTATCCGATCGACAAGGTGACGCATCGCTTCGGCATCAACGGCTACACGACGACGGTGAACAGCAAGGGCAAGGGCAAAAATGGCGGCTAACAATCTAGAGAACCTCATCGTCAGTGTTTGCGAGCGCATGTTCGCTTACTACAGCAGCGAACGTCATGGCTTGGTGACCAGCTATGACCCAAAGAACTATTTAGCCAAGGTCAAACTGCAACCTTACGGCCAAGAGACTGGCTGGCTCCCGGTGGAGACTGGCCACATCGGCTCGACCTACGGCATCGCCATGGGCTTACAGCCCGGTACCGGGATGGATCAAGCCGACATGGCGCAGAGCCAAGGCGGCTCGACCCAGCAGTCAGAAGACTCGATGGGCGATCAAGTCATCTGTCGCTTTCAACAGCAGTGCTTTGACGCCCCCAAGATCGTCCAGCGCGTTCATAGCAAAGTAGATAAGCCGCCTGCGCCGGTGCAATCCGGCGAGATCATGGTTTGGACCAAGTTCAAGAAGGATCAGGACAGCGGTCCGGACGCAGCAAAGGACGGCACCGGCGGGACAGGGTGCAAAATCTACTTCAAGAACGATGGCTCGCTGACCACCGAGGATGGCAACGGCGCGTCGCGGAAGATGGACGGTAACGGCAACTACACCGTCACGTCCGGCAACAAACAAAAGTCAACGAAAATCTTGCATCAGATCGTCCAAGACAATCCCGGCATTGGGCCGGACGACACGCAGGAAAAGCAGCCGTCGAATCCAAAGCACTACACCAAGCTTGAAACCCAGAACGGCGCACGCACCTCGGTGTTCAATGAACAACACTACACGACGTGGGATCAAAACGGTGTCACCCACTCATCGCAGAACTCGGTGATCTCGCAGGCTCCGCAGATAACGCAAATCGGCAACACTTCGGTGACTCAAAATCTCTCGGTCGGGCAGATCGTCACCGCCGCCAACTACACCACCACGTCGGACGTGCGGCTGAAAACAGACATCGCTCCGTTGCCGTCGGTGCTCGACAAACTGATGAGGCTCGAAGTCAAGACCTTCTGCAAGCAATCCGACCCGACAGTATCTGGCGGCATGCCATACACAGCGCCGGGGATCGGCTTGATCGCTCAAGAAGTCAGGGAGGTCTTTCCGGAGATGGTCTATGGCGAGGTGAGCAAGTGCTACTTAAGCATCAACGAGTCGGCAATCGGCATGTCATTGCTAGCGGCATTCCAAGAGTTCGTGCGCGAGACTCGCGCCGAGATTGCTAACCTCAAGGCCCAACTCGATGCCAGACCTTAGTCTGGAATGGCACGACGATTTCGTGCCGGATGCGACCGGCGATCTACTGACAGTGGACGGCGACGACGAGACGCGGCAGCGGCTCGAACGGCGTTTGTTCACTGCCGTGCAGGGCTATGTCTGGCATCAGGACTATGGTGCAGGATTGCCGCAGCGTATCGGCGATCCGATGACCATCAACACCATCAAGGCCATCGTGCAGCCGCAAATCTATCTTGAGGCCGCGGTCGCCCCTAATCCGCCGGTACAGATATTCATCGCCGCTTCCCCCAACGATCCGAGCAACGTCGGCATCGGCATCAAGTATTGGGATGCGGTTGCTGGCATCGCTGTGTCTTTCACAATCGAGCCGCCTGACTGATGACCGATCTCCCGACGCAGAGCTTCGATACGATCGTCGCCAACATCGCCGCTGGCATTCAAGGGCGTGCGCAGAAGCTCCTCAACTTCAAGACCGGCTCGACGTTGCGCGCCATCGCCGAGGGTTACGCCGGTATCTTCTTGTGGTGGCAAGCGCTGGTCTTGCAGCTGCTCACAGCTTGTCGTCTGAGCACCGCGAGCGGCAACGACGTGGATACTTTCACCGCTGACTTCATGCCTGCTGTCGCGGGCACCAACTCGCCGCGTCTGCCAGCAAACAACGCAAGCGGACAGGTCACGGTGTCAAGACTGACGGCGGGACCAAACTCGGTGTTTGTTCCAGTCGGAGCGATCTTCACTGTCGGCGACGGCTCAGCCAACAACTTCGTCGTCATCCCTGATCCGACTTATCCATCGTTTAACGTACTGGCCAATGGCTACGTGCTCGATCCGGCAGTGGCCTCGATGATCATCCCGGTGCAATGCGTCACGCCGGGCACGCAGGGCAATGTCAGCATCGGCTCGATCAATCAGATCGTCAGCAACATCACTGGGATTGATCAGGTCACCAACGCCGCCAACTTCGTCAACGGCATAGACGCTGAGTCTGACGCGGCGCTGAAGTCGCGCTTCGCCGCTTACATCATGGGGCTGTCGCGCGGCGACCTTTACGGTACGGCCGCTTCGCTCGAAAGCGTCGGCGTCTCGGTGCAGTGGGATCTGACAGAGGGCTATAACTACGACGGCTCTTGGCGCGGCGGCTATTACTGGATTGTTGCTGACGACGGCAGCGGCTCTCCTCCGCCCTCTTTCCTGCAGAGCATCATGGACGCGGCGCAGGCAGTGCGCCCGTTGGGCATTCAATGTGCGGTCTTTCCTCCGGTGATCTTGTGGGCGACAATCAGCTTCAACGTCTTTTATGCGAAGGGCTATGACGGCCCGACGATCGCGGCCGCAGTCGCCGCCAATGTCACCGCGAACGTTAACGGGCTTGGGCTCGGCAACGATCTGGAATGGTCGCAAATCAGTACGTGGGTCTATGCGATTCCCGGCGTGCGCAAAGTCGAAAACATTATCCTGAACGGATTGACCGGCGATGGTTCGACGCTGGTAACTTCCAAGCCGACGCTCGACGGCACGATGATGATGCCCTACGCGACAGTGAAGATTAAATCGGTATTGGTCACGCCGCTGCTGATCAGTACGTGGACGCCGGTCTAATGGATCTTTCCGGCTTTGTCGCCATTGGCATCGGTAGCGCGGCAGATCTTCTGCAGCGGATCAAAAAGATATTGCCGCCGCGATGGTGGGCGTGGGGGGCACCGTATCGCGACGCTGTGCTTGGCGGCATCTGTGACGCGGCGGCCTGGTCGTACTCGTGGATTCCCTACGCGGCTTTGCAAACACGGCTGGCAACAGCGACCGGCGTTTGGCTCGACATCTACGCTTATGACTTCGTTGGTCGTTTCATCGTTCGCGGTGGCATGAGCGACAGCGCTTTTCGTTCGTTGCTGCAATCAACAATCCTGCAACAGCGCGTCACGCGTTTTGGCGTGCAAGAGATTATTCAGAACATCCTCGGTAACGTGCCGCCGCGGATCATCGAAGTGTGGAGTCCTGGCGATTGCGGCGGCTACGGTTGCGGCAACATTGCTTACGGGCGCACCGGCGCGTGGGGCTCGATCCAGCTGCCCGGTCAAGTCTTCATGCAGCTGTCGCGCGCTGGCGTCGCACCGACCGGCGTGCCGACCGTCGCGGGCTGGGGTGATCCGACTGGCGGCTATGGGACCGGCGCGATCGAGTATGGCGGCGTCGAGATCGCCGAGGTCGGTCTGACCGATCAGCAAGTCTACGACGCGATTCAATACAGCAAGCCAACCGGCGTCACGGTCTGGACTCAGTTCCTCGGCTAGCACTTTCAGGAGAGGCACGTGGATCGCGCAATCGTCTACGACAATGCGCTCCCGCAGAGCATTGATATTCTCAACACCAACAAATTCGGTTTGGTGGCGCAGGGGCGTGCGCTGTGGGCGATCTTGGGCGGCAACACCGTCGTGCATGGTCTACAATGCACGCAGACTTCGCCAACCGCGACACTCAACGTCAACGTCGCGCCGGGCTCGATCTATACGCAAGACCCGACCGACGCCAACGCCTACGGCGATCTCGGCATCGACAACACGATCATCATCAAGCAAGGCATCATACCGACTGCAGCAACGCTGACGATCACACCGCCTTCGACATCAGGCTTCAGTCAGATTTATTTGATCGAGGCGGCGCTGCAGGACGTTGATACCGGCAGCGCGGTTTTGCCGTACTACAACGCCAACAACATTCAGCAGCCGTTCTCAGGTCCGGGCAACAGCGGTCAAGCACAGTTCTTGATCCGGCAAGTCAACTGCGTGATCTCGTTGAAGGCTGGCGTCGCTGCACCGACAGGAACAGAAATCGCGCCGACAGCCGATGTCGGTTACGTCGGCCTCTATACGATCGACGTGCCCAACGGCATTTCGCAAATCACCAACGCGATTATCAAGACGCTGCCGACCGCGCCGTTCTTCTGGAACCTGCCGAGCATCCCGGGCGGTGTGCAGACCAGCGCTTGGACGTACGGCGCTGACACTGGCGTCGCTAACGCCATGCAGCTCGTGCAATGGCCGCCTGTTACCACGCTCGTCCCCGGCCAACTTGCGTTCGTTAAAGCGGCGTTCGGCAACACCGGACCAGCGACGTTCGCCTTGGGCTCGACCGGCGCTCAGCCGATCCATCGCGCCAACGGCGCGGCGCTGACCAGCGGCGACTACAACGCCAACATGATCGTCGGCTTCATGTGGGATGGCGCGGCCTGGCAGATCATCAACTTCAGCGGCATCTCGGCAGGCTCGACCACGACCAACAACTTCGTGCTGACGATTCCCTACGTGGTCGATACCGGCACACCGAACACCGTCGTCGGGACGTTTTCGCCAGCGATCACGACGCTATCGGCTGGGCTCACTGTCGAGGTGCAGATCGGCGCGGGCAACACCAACACCGGCGCGAGCACACTGGCGGCCAACGCGACTGGCGCTAAGCCTATTATTCGCAATGGACTGCCACTGCAGCCGCGTGACTTGCTGCCTGGCCTTGTTTGTTTATTCGTCTACGACGGTGCCAGTTGGGAACTGATCAACGCACGCTGGGCGTTCACGACATTCGACGAAAGCTCTCCGCCCGGTAGCGACCTTCCGCTGGCGGTCGGCGACCAACAAGTTATCACCTTCACTGGCGTCACCACAGTGCCGCTCAAAGTCGCCTCGGTGCCTGGACTTTACGAGATCGATCTGATCATCACCGCCTGCAACAGCGCCAGCAACAATCTCTTTTTCCAACCAAACAACAATCATTACGCCAACGGCTTCACCGATTGGGCAGTGGCGTCGCAACAAGGCGGCGGGCCGTTCAACATCGGCGGCACGGTTTATTCGACGGGCTACGTTTATGGCGCACAGCCAGGGATTTCCATCATCGACGACAGCCAAAATCCGGGGGTGAACTGGCAGGGCGTCTTTGTCTTCGACATGTTCATCAATCCGCAGGGACAAACTTACCCGCAGCCGAAAGGCCCGAATGCCGGTCCGCTGCACGCCAAGATGACGGTGTCGACCGTTACCGCCTACAAGGCTGTCAACTGGTGGGGCGGCTGCTCTGGCGGCGCTGCGCTTTGCTACGGGCGTTGGTGGGACACGAGCATCGCTTGGACGTCGTTGGGCACGCTCGCCGTTGCCGGTCAAGGTGGCTTCGCTAATCCGTGGGGAACCATCTCAGGCACCGCCATCGTCAGGCGTCTGGCGTAGGAGCAAACAATGCATCGCTCCATCGTCTACGACGCGCAGATGCCGCAAGCGCCGGATGTCCTGAACACCAACAAGTTCAGGATGCAGGACTTCGCCTACGCCATGTGGGCGATCCTCGGCGGCAACACGGTGGTGCACGGGCTCGCTTGCACGGCGACGATCCCGACCGCGACAATGAACGTCAATGTCGGCGTCGGTTCGATCTATGCGATGGACGCGATGGACGCGACTGCCTACAGCGACCTGGGAACGGATTCGACGATCGTTTGCAAGCAGGGCATTCTTAATGCGCCGCTGACGCTGACGGTGACGCCGACAAGTACATCAGGGCAGAGCCAAGTCTTTTTGGTCGAGGCGACGCTGACCGATGTCGATGCGCGTTCGACGGTCGTCGAGTATTACAATCCGGCCAACTTCAATCAGCCGCTTTGGGGATCGAACTTAAGCGTGACGCAGGCGGGCGGCACGCCGCAAGTCACCACGCGCACCGTCGCCTGCACCGTGCAGCTCAAGGCTGGCACGCCAGCGACCACCGGCAGCGAAGTCGCGCCCGCGCCTGACAGCGGCTACGTCGGCCTCTTCACGATCGATGTGCCGTTCGGCGCGGCCGCCGTCACCTCGGCGATGATCGCGACGCTAGCAACCGCGCCGTTCTTTCCCAACTTGCCCGCGATCCCTCCCGGTGTGCAAACGAGCGCCTGGACCTATTGCATCGATACCGGCGCAGTCAATGCGATGGTCGGTGTTGTTTGGCCGCCGGTGACTTCGCTGACGCCGGGACAGCTTGCATTCGTCAAGGCAGGTCACGCCAATACTGGAGCAACAACCTTTGCGCTCGGCTCGACCGGCGCGCAGCCGGTGCACCGTGCCAACGGCAATGCGCTTTCGGCCAGCGATATCGCTTTGGGCATGGTGGTCGCGCTGATGTGGGACGGCGGCGCGTGGCAGATGCTCGACTTTCTGGGCTACACGCCAGCGGGCACCAATACCAACACGTTCACCTTTAGCGTTCCTTACGCGATTGATTCCGGCACGCCCAACAATGTCATCGGCAACTTCGCGCCTGCGATCACCGCGCTTGCGCCCGGCACGACGGTCGAAGTTCAGATCGGACCAAACAACTTAAACACTGGCGCATCGACGCTTCAGTGCAACGCGCTCGCGGCCAAGCCGATTATCAGGAACGGACTAGCTTTGCAGCCGCGCGACCTTCTGCCCAACATGATCTGCGTGTTTGTTTATGATGGTACCAGCTTTGAGTTGGTCAACGCGCGCTGGCCGTTCACAGCGGTCAACGACAACGCGCCGCCGAGCGCGGATATCTACCTCGCCGTGGGCGACCAACAAAACATCACATGGACCAATCTTAAAAAAATCCCGTTTTGGGTGGCGACGGTCCCTGGCGTTTACGAGATCGATTTGGTTTGCATGGCGGGAAACTCGTTCGACAATGACTTGCTAATCATGCCGAACAACAACCAATATACCGGCGCGAGCGGTGCAGTGACGTATTGGGATTTGGCTGAAAATGGTGGCGGACCGGCTGGTGTGCTTGATATCCAGGCTTGGAATGCCAACGATCCAGTGTTCAATGCTGGCGGTCCCGGCTGGATCGGCTGCTTTGGCGTTGACACGTTCGATGAGCCAGGAGGAGGCCCCAGACCTACCAACGTCGGTCCGTTCCATCTGAAAATCATCGCCTCGACGTTCACGGCCGCCAAGCTGATGAACTGGTGGACCGGCCAGTCTGGTGGACCCGGCATCCATCATAATCGCTGGTGGGATACGTCAATCCCCTGGACATCGCTGGGGACTTTCGGGCTGGTGTCGGGCGACTACGGCACGCAGAACTTGGTGCCGTCCTCAGGTTTCGCTGTGGTCAGGCGGCGCGCATGACCAACATTTTGTTGATGCCGCAGATCGACGGCTCGCAAACTTCGTTTGCGATCTTCAATAACGCCGACTGGGTCGATAATCTCTACTTCACCGCACCTGGGTTTGGCCCCGCGCTGACGCTGACCGGCTGTTCGCTTGCCAGCGGATCAAACAATGTCGGCGTGCCATCGACGCTCGGCATTCAACCGGGCATGGCGATCGCGCCTGCGCCAGGATTACCTAACGGCGCTTTCGTCGGTGCGATCACTTCGCTCATCCAACTCACCGCCGTCAGTTCAGCAGGCACGCCGGTCAATGCGACGGCGACGACCGTCGTGGCCACGCTGACATTCGGACCGCCGCCGCTCGACCTGAGCAACATCAACTTTCTCGCCAACTTGCGCACACAATCAGGCAACGTCGCGCAAATCTGGCTGACCGCGAAGACTGCGGACGGTTCGATGAACAACGGCGGTCTGACCGGCGTCTTGTCTTTCAACGTGCCGTCGAGCGTCATGCAAAGCGTCCCGGCTGGCACTTATGCGCTCGACATCCTTGCCATGGCCGATGGTCGCACTGTCAACTTGATGGCAAACGGTCCGGCGAGCGTCATCGTCTCGCAAGGCATTTCAGACGCTGCGCTATGACAGTCACAAGCTTTGTCACGGTGCCGAACACTCTCGTTACGGGACCTGCTGTCGCGTCGCTGCAAACGCCGACGCCTGCGCAACAGGCAGCGGTGGCGGCGGCCTCAGCCGGACCAAGCCAACCAAACTATTTCCTGACGCTTGGTATCGGCCCGCGCTCTGCTCCGTTCACGCTGGCGCAGGCCGATCAGGGCAGCGCGATTGATCTGTATACCGGGGCGACGCCGACCTTACCGGCAACGATCAACATTGGCTGGTGGGCGATCCTCAACAACGTCAGCACCGGCGCCATCACGGTGACAGCGACCAGCAACACCATCAACGGTTTTGCTTCGTTGGTGCTGTTGCCCAATCAAGCGGTGATGGTCTGGTTCAACGGCGTCAGCTACGAAACGCTCTTTGTTCAGGTCACGACCGATGCTGATGTATGGGCAGCGACGGTCGGCAAAGTGGTGGGCTCCAGCAATCTCGCGAGCGCCGTCGCGCCGCAAGCGCTTGTTGACGCCGCGACTGTCGCTTTCAACTGGCAAAGCGGTATCAACTTCACGCTGGCGCTGACGACCTCGCGCACGCTTGGCAATCCGACGAACGGCATCCCTGGACAGTGGCGCACCATCCTGGTCACGCAGCCCGTCGCTGGCGCGGCGGTGCTTTCGTTTGGCGGCAACTATGTTTTTCCTGGCGGCGTCGCACCGATCATCGCGGCGGGCGCTTCGCAAAATACCCGGCTGTCGATCTTCTGTCGCTCCGTGACGGTGTTTGAAGTTTACATGATCGGCGCAGGCATCTGATGTTCTTGCCGGGAAGCTTCACGCCGATGCGCGTCAGCATGGCCCCGCCATTCGATCCGATGGTTGGCGCGGGCATTACCGGTGCCTATTCGGTATCACGCAAGGTGGTCACGGGATATTCCGCAAACAGCGGAGCCTTCTACCATCTAACAAGCGGTCTAGTAGACACACTCTACAATCAAGCGGCGACCGGCAGCACCAACAACTTCACAGAACCTACGGCGGGGGAGCGATGCCCGCTCGCCAATCAGGGACCGCGCAATCAGATTTGTTTGAACTTCAACGGCAGCAGGGTTTATCTGCTCAACGCCATTAGCCAGGTTTTCAGCGCTGCGGCTGGCTATTTCATCGCATCGGTGATTGTCAGTTCGATCGCTGGCGCGGCGCAAGAT